GCGAGCAATGATTCGGAACTGGTAGCCAGCGGGAAAGTCTCCATCGGGAACGCACTTGATGATGATCTCACCCTTGGAGTCGATGAGAAACTTGCTGATGCCGAAGGACTTACGCAGCTCGTCGTTGTCCCGCAGTTCCGTCGCCATGTCGGAGAGGTGAGCCATAGCCAGCTCTTCCGTGGCGCTGACGATCAGCACATGGGACTCGACGCGGAAACACACGCTGGCCAGTCCGAAATCGTGCGTAAGGGCAGTCGACTTTGCGTGTCCCCGAGGCGCTGCAAGTCCGACAAACTGCTCATCTGAGCAATACAGCTCCCACCAGTCGCGGTGACACTGCGGCGTGGGCTGCGGGTCGTCGTACATCGGGGAGAGGAAGGCTCCCGCGAACGCTTCGACCAGGGGGGCTGTGAGCTTGACGGCCATTTAGAGTGGTGGAATCTGAGTTGTCCTAGACGTTTGCTGTACAGAGACTTTCGCGGAGCGCGTAACCCATTAGCGGCCAGACCTTGGCGATGGCGTTTTGCCGTGCGATCTTCCGGCCAAGCTCAGCGTCGAAGTTTTCCGGGCTGACACACGCTGACTCGCCGGTGACGGTGAAGCCGTTGCGCAGGACGAGGACGCAGAAGGTCAGCAAGCGAAGCGCCGTACCTGCGCGGACGCTGTTCGGGCGGTGCCCGCTAGCCCCATAAACACCGTCGGCAGCCGTGAAGTAGAACGCGCTGGTGATGTTCGCCTCTTCGGTGAAGTAGGTTTCCGACCAGCCGCCGAGACTGTGTTTGAAGAGAAAATTGACCCGATACGCTGGCATGGTGCGCGTCCTCCGAAGTGCGAAAAGGACATATTGCGGGAAAAAGGCGGAGAAAGATTCCCCGAGTAAAATCCCGCCCGCGCCCCCCCCCTTCGGGGGCGCGACAGCGGCGCAACGGGCGCGGCGGCGATCTCTGTAACAGCCGGAACGGGCGGCGCGGACGTTTCCGAACAGCTGGGATGGCTTTCTGATGTGAATACGATCCTTGCACCGGGATCTGGCATTGAAACAATCACGGACACACTGACGGATAGCACGGATGTATCGAACAATTTCGGATCATTCCTGTTTATGCCGACGCTGACGGACGATGAAATTGTCGAAGCGGCCACATGGAACGATCTGCAAAATGTTCTTTTCCAGTTTATGGTTCGCTGCACATCTTCCAACGCTTCTGACCTTTCGACGGCCCTTATTGATTTTGGAGGAACAGCTTTGACGCTTGCGCCTTTGGCTGCGGAATATCCTGAAATGTGTCCCATGATCGCTTTGGCTGCGACGGATTATTCCCGCAGAAACAGCGTCATGAATTATATGTTCAAGCAATTTTCCCTGACCCCCTCCGTGACAACGACGACGGATTCCGATGCGTATGATCTTTTGCGCGTGAATTATTACGGAAGGACGCAGCAAGCCGGACAATATATCGATTTCTACCAGCGCGGAATTTTGATGGGAGAAGCGACAGACCCGGTTGACCAAAACGTCTATGGGAATGAACAATGGCTTAAAGATGCGGCGGGCGCGGATCTGATGGAACTGCTTGTATCTCTTGCAAGGGTTTCCGCAAATGCGCGAGGCAGATCGCAAATTATCACGACCCTGCAAGGCGTCATAGAACGCGCCCTTTTCAACGGAACGATAAGCGTCGGAAAGCCGCTGAATAATACGCAAAAGAACTATATTTCGGAACTGACGGGCGACGATCTGGCATGGCATCAAGTTCAAAATATCGGTTACTGGCTTGATTGCGTCATGGAATCCTATGAAACAGAAGACGGCCGCACTGAATGGAAAGCCGTTTATACCCTGATTTATTCAAAAGACGATGCTATCCGCAAAGTCGATGGGACTCATGTTCTGATCTAATAGAAACGATTTTTTAGGAGAAAAAATATGTCACAAGATATTTCCGGCTTTGGCTTGCAGATCAATTTGAAGGCTTCTCAGACATTCCCGACAGGGATTGTCCTGACGCAGTTTGCGGACGATCAAGACCCATTTGATTCCCCATCAATTCAGATTTTAGACAAGGCGATGGGGCTGAATGGCGATATGGTTTCATGGTCGAAAGCAAACCCGATCATGGCTTCAGTTTCTGTTATTGCCGGATCTGATGATGATAAAAATCTTTCCGTCCTTCTGGAAGCAAATCGCGTGGGCAAAGGAAAAAACAGCGTCCGCGACGTTATCACCATGACGGCCATATATCCGGACGGACGGACATTGACCTATGCAGAGGGGAAAATAAGCGACGGTATGCCGGGGAATAGCGTTTCATCTTCCGGGCGCATGAAGTCGAAAACATATCAATTCGCGTTTGAAAACAGAGTGGAAGCATAAAATGCCATTTATTAAGCCAAAGAAAATCTCTGTGATCGATGGCGACGGAAACGAAAAGTCTTTTGTGATTTCAAGGTTTCCGGCCACGGTAGGGCGCGAAATCATCACGCAATGGCCGATTACGGCGATGCCAAAAATAGGCGACTATAAAATGAATGAAGCCATTATGCTAAAAATGATGTGCTACGTTGCGGCGGTTACTGACAACGGCGTTGAAATCCCTTTGACGACCCGCGAACTTGTTGACAATCACGTTCCCGATTTTGAGGCTCTGGCAAAAATAGAAAAAGAACTCGCAGATTATAATGTTAGTTTTTTTCGGAATGGGAGGAGCCTACCTTCCTTAGAGCATTCCGCTCAAAAAGCCCTCAAGTGGATTACAAAAACATTGATGGACTCGTCGGCGCAATCCTCGCAGAAAACAGGGCCACTTTAAACGAATTGCGAACGATCTACGACCTTGAGGATGCAATGATGATCTGGGAGTCTATTGTTGTTCCGCGCTATAATGAGCACTTGGCATATGAGGCGGCGAGGCAGAAAAAATGAACATTCTTGAAACATTTCTGATCCTGTTTGAGTCAAATGCGGATGATGTCCAGAAGGGCGCGGACAAAGCTGCGGGCGCGACGGACAATCTGGAAGAAAAAATAAAAAAGACAGACACGGCATCCGATAGCCTTGGGAAAAGCTTTATGGGGATGGCAGCGCAGGCCGCGCTTGCCATTGGATCACTTGTATCGGTCGGCGCGATCCTTGGAAGCGTCTTTGCCGCTGCGGACTATGCCGACTATCTGAATGAAACAAGCGAATCCCTCGGCGTCAATATAGAGCAGCTTGATCTATGGGGCAGGGCGGCGACGATAGCGGGCGGATCAACGCAGGGGCTTGTCGGATCTGTGAAATCCCTCTCCGCTGGAATCGCGCAAATGGATGTGACGGGCAAATCAAGATTGAAGCCGTTTTTTGACGATCTGGGAATCAGCATGACGGATGCGGCGGGGAAAGCCCGCGATGCCTTTGATATTTTTCCCGAACTTGCAGACGCTTTTGAAGGCATGAGTAAGCAGGAAGCCATCGGCTTTGGGCGAAAGCTTGGAATTGACGACGGAACGATCATGCTTTTGCAAAAGGGGCGGCGCGAGATTGATGCGCTTATAAAGCGGCAAAAGGAACTTGGCACGATCAGCGCGGAAGACGCCAAAATCGCGGACGCCTACAAAGATAGCATTGATGAACTTTCTTTTGCATGGCGGAGTTTTTCTACGGAAATTGCGGGCGACACCATTCCGGCCCTTACATGGCTTGCAAAAAAATTGACGGATATTTCTATTTGGATGAGAAATCATGAGGGATTTATTTATGGATTTTTAGGCACGATTGGCGCGGGGCTAGTTGCCGTGGCGTCCTATTTTTTCCTTGCCTCTGGCGCGGCGACCACATTCTTTGCCGTCTTAATTTCGCCAATAGCACTGGCAACTGCGGCGTTTATTGCTCTGGGTGCTGCCGTTGGTTTGATATGGGATGATTTCAAAACATTCAGAGATGGCGGGGATTATCTTATTCCGTGGGAAAAAATAATCGGATCTTTTGAAAAAATAAAAACGGGCGTGACTGAAATCTGGGGCGGAGTCGTAGAGTACATATCAAATTCAATCGATGCGCTTGTCCGCATGTTTGAAACGCTTGGCAATTTCTTTTCATTCGGGGATCGGGCGTATATGAAAGCCCGGATGTCGTTATCCGCAGCCGGAAGCGCACAGATCAATAGCGCGACATCATCAAGCCTTGCCGCAGGATCGAACCGCAGTACGTCGGTAAACATTGGGGAAATAAACGTCCAGACACAAGCGACCGATGCGGACGGCATATCGGCTGAAATAGGGCGGTCTATGAAAGGCCAAGTGAATCAAGTCATAAGCAACTATGACGATGGAATAAGGGGATAAGCCATGCCTTTGCTGAATGTCCTTGTTCCGAATGCATCCGCCGACATCGTGGCCGTTTTTGACGACCAGTTTAATCAGGTCTTTACAAACGGAAGGCCGATCAAGGCGATGATAAATGAAGATAGCAAAGTGATGGAGCACCCGGTAGAAACGGGCGCGACGATCACGGATCACAGCGTTATCCTGCCTGTTGAAATTGAACTGTCCCTGATCCTTTCGGCGGGAGAATTTCGCAATATCTACCAGCAAATCCGGCAGCTTTTCTTTCAACGAAAACTTTTGACCGTGCAGACAAAGACGGATTCATACCGCAATATGCTGATCCAGAAATTGCCCCATGATGAAGATCCGGAACTTTTCAACGTGATCGCGCTTGCCCTTTCGCTGAAAGAGGTTCTTTTTGTAACGCCGCAATTCGGGACGCTTCCGCCGTCAAAGGTGGAGAATAAATCAAACGCTTCGACGGTTCAAAAAGGGCAGCAGCAGCCCAAAACAGCAAACCCGCCGACAGGGACGGAGTCAATTATTCAGGGGTGGTTTTCATGATCGCGCTTTCGCTTGATGCCATTCCAAATCAATCTTTTACCGCCGTTCTGGACAATACGCGCTATGCGATTACCATCAAGGAAACTCGCGGCGTCATGAGTACCACGATAATCAGAAATGATGAAACCATTATAGAGGGCGCGAGAATATGCGGCGGGACTCCATTGCTTCCGTATCAATTTCAGGAAGAGGGAAATTTTTTCCTGACCACGGCAAACAATGATTTGCCGGACTATACAAAATTCGGCGTTTCGCAATTTCTTATTTATCTGACTTTGCAGGAAGTGGAGTCCTATCGTGCCGGAAATTGATCCCCGGCTTGTCCGGATTGGAATAGAGGTTGCCGGATCTCTCAAGCAATATGAGGGGCTTCAAATTCTGGCATCCGGCACAAAGTACGGAAATCAAAATCAGAACGAATGCGATGTGGTTATTTCCAATATGGATAAGGCCACTCGCGACTACATTTTGACCGAAACAAGCCCCTTCAATAAGAACAAAAAGCCAAAGAAACTGATTGTCGAAGCAGGGCGGCTTTCCTATGGATACAGCAAGATTTTTGAAGGCGACATCACAAATAGCGGCGTTTCACAGCCTCCCGATATTGCTGTAAAGCTGAAAGCACTGACGGGGAATTATTCCAAGGGCGAAATCATCGCCAGATCGCAGCCTCAATCTACAAGCCTCCGGAACATAGCCAAGCAAGTCGCGGCGGATCTGGGGGCATCCTTGGACTTTCAGGCAACGGACAAAAGCATAGCAAATTATTCCTTTTCAGGCGGCGCACTCAAGCAAATAGACAAACTTCAAATGGCGGGGCTTGTTGACGCCTATCTGGATGATAATGTTCTGGTTGTCAAAAACCTGAATGCCCCCCTGAATGGAAAAGTCCGGGTCTTAAATCTGGATAGCGGCATGATCGGAATTCCGGAACTGACGGAGCAGGGAATCCGGGTTAAATTCCTTTTGGACAATCAAACGACGGTCGGATCATCCCTGCAAATCACAAGCGTTCTTTACCCGACGATCAACGGGACGTATGTTGTTTATAAACTTGGCTTTGAAATAGCGAACCGCGATACCCCTTTTTATTGGATCGCGGAAGCTAAAAGAATGGGGGAATAAATGGCAAGTCCGGGCGCGCAGCCTTCCGTCAATCCTTCCAACGATGGATCTTTGCAGGGCATGATGGAACACGTCATGCAAAAGGCATTGCAGCGCACGGATGATATGTTGCCCGCCATCGTCATAAGTTTTGACCGGGAAACAAACCGGGCGCAAGTCCGCCCCCTGATTATGATGGTGAACACAGACGGCGAGGCCATCAAGAGGGCGGAAATTGCAAGCGTCCCTGTTTTCCAGATCGGCGCGGGGGGCTTTCTTCTGAATTTCAATTTAAAGCCGGGGGATCTGGGGTGGATCAAGGCAAGCGACCGGGATATAAGCCTTTTCATGCAAAGCTTTAGCGAGGAGCAGCCAAACACTTTCAGGCTGCATTCTTTTGAGGACGGCGTTTTTTTCCCGAATGTTCTTACCGGATTCACCATAGACGATGAAGATGCGGAAAATTGCGTCCTGCAAACATTGGACGGATCGCAGCGGATCGCAATCTGGGAGAACAAAATCAAGATCACAAGCGACACTGAAATCATTCTGGACGCGCCCGCCGTTCGCGCCACGGGGACTATCTATGCGGATGGCGATGTCATAGGCGATGCGGACGGGACTACAATAAGTCTTAACACGCATATCCATAGTGGAGTACAATCAGGGCCAAGCAACACGGGGCCACCAGTACCATGAGAAATCTAGCGGTTGATGCAGACAATGATCTTTTTCTTTCCCCGGATGGCCGCTTGGCTATCAACGTGGATCTATATGCCGCGATGCAATCCGCGCAGCATTCAGCGCAAGCGCAGCTTGGGGAAATGGTTTTAAATATCGATCAGGGCGTCCCGAACTTTCAAACGATCTGGGAATCATCCGCTAACGTCGCGCAGTTTGAAGCCTATCTCCGGGCGGCTATTTTGCAGACCCCGAATATCACGGAGGTTCGCGAATTAGATGTCGATGTGAGGGAAGGCACTGTTTTCTACGTCGCCACAATCGTTTCAATCTATGGATCTGGGGTTATATCGAATGGCTGATTATCAGTATATTAAAGAAACGGGAACAATCGTTCCAGACACAGCGGAAATCCAGACGGGCGTTCAAAATGAATTCAAAGCCGCTTTCGGCTCTGATCTGGATGTCTCCCCATCGACTCCGCAGGGGCTTTTGATAACAGCCGAAACGCTTGCGCGTGACGCCGTCGTTCGGAACAATGCCGCTCTTGCAAATCAGATCAATCCGAATATTTCCGGGGGAATTTTCCTTGATGCCATCTGCGCTTTGACGGCCCTTTCAAGGGATGCGGCGACGCGCTCCGTTGTTACCGCCACACTGACGGGCGTTAATGGAACCGTTATTCCAGAAGGATCAAGGGCGCAAACGACCAGCAATGATATTTTTGAATCGATTGAAGCGGCAACAATATCCGGGGGGACGGCCACGGCATCTTTCAGGGCGGTTGAATATGGCCCTATTCCCTGCGGCGCGGGTGCGCTTAATCAGATCATTGATTCCGTCCTTGGATGGGAAACCATCGACAACGTAGCGGCGGCAGAACTTGGAACAGAAACGCAATCCGATCAATCCTTGCGCGCGCTCCGAAAGCTGACCCTTGCCATCCAAGGCGTTGCGTTGCCGGAAGCAATTATTTCCGCCCTGTATATCGTCCCCGGCGTCAAATCGCTGACATTCCGCGAAAACATCACGGCATCGACGGCAACTATAGACGGCGTTTCCATGGTCGCGCACAGCGTTTATGCATGCGTTGACGGCGGATCTGATACGGATGTCGCGCTGGCATTGCTGAAAAACAAAAGCATGGGGGCGGCATGGAACGGCGCGGAAGTTATCGATGTGACAGACCCCGTTTCCGGGCAGGACTACACGGTCAAATTTGACAGGCCGACGCTTGTTCCGATCCTTGTCCGCGCATGGGTTCGCTCTGATAGCGTTCTTCTTGACCCGGTATCCGCCACGAAAGACGCGATCATGGCCTATGTGAATGGGGAACTTGAGGGAGAGGCGGGCTTTGTCGTCGGCGCGGATGTCTCAAGCTTTGAACTTGCGGGCGCGGTAAACAGAACAGCCCCCGGAATATATGTCCAGAAGCTTGAAACCAGCGATGATGATGGGACAACGTGGTCATCCGATGAAATTACGATTTCGATCAAACAAAAAGCGACGCTGGATATAAGCGATATTGTGGTGACGGTGATTTAATGAAGATTCAGGAATTTGATTTTTCAGTCGATCTTTTGAGGGCGATCCTTTGGCAATACAACGACGCTGCCCGGATTCAATCGATCCTGCAATCAAAGCAGGACTGGTATAATGAAAATCAGGAACAATTCTGGACGGACTGGTATAACAATGTTTTCAATCTGCAAACGGCGAATGAATTCGGACTTTCGGTCTGGGCTATCATTCTAGACATTCCGATCATCATTCAAGTGGAGCCGCCAGATCCAGAGATACCCCGGTGGGGATATGGCGAATACCATAGCAACTACGACAATTCAAACTTTGCCCCGGCCACGGGCGGCATTCAAACGTTGACAATTGAGCAAGCCCGAACGGTTCTGAGAATGCGATATTTTCAGATCACGTCAAAAGGCGCGGTTCCAGAGGCGAATTTTTTCCTTGATACGCTTTTCGGAACAGAGGGCGGCGGCTATGTCATAGACCATCACAACATGACGGCGGAATATGTTTTCCTTTTTCCAATCCCCTCAAGATTGCAGTTTATTTTTGAAAACTACGATCTCCTGCCCCGCCCAGCCGGGGTAAGCGTTTCTTACACTTACGAGCCGCCGATCCCATTCGTTCCGACAGATATTGCGGGGCTTGAATTATGGCTGGATTCATCAAATGCCGGATCGATCACGCAATTAGGCGGGGCGGTTTCTCAGTGGGCGGATTTAAGCGGGAACGCAAACCACGCCACACAGGGGACGGCAGGAAATAGGCCAACGACGGGAACGCGCACACTAAAC